CTTGATTTGACAAGCAATCATCAAGTTAGCCATACCTGGGATGGATAGAGCAGCGCCAGCATCAAAGAACTGATTCTCAAGTTCTCTGAATGTTGCCTTTGCAAGACCACCGACAGTGTTGTTCTGGGTTGTGACTGCAAGACCTTCAATGAAGCCTGTAGCTGAAGCACCACCGTTTAGGGTGAGCATATCAGTAAGGATCGTTGAGGTGCCTGCAACTGCCTGACGTTCCCATTCTCTGCGAAGTGTTCCCATTACGGACTTCATACGTGCTTCAGCAATGCTGAGAACGGCTCTGTCGCCACGGTTTGAGAGTTCTTCACGCTTGGTGATAACGATAGGTGCGATGAAATCTGCCCAACCGAATGATGCTTGACGCATTGCATCGGTTACTGCAAGATTGATTGGCTCATAGCCAGTGCTCATCTGCGAAATGGAAGAGTGCTCTTCCAGAATAAGTGGAACGTCGAGCTGAGACCCGCCGTCGTATAGTTCTACACCGCCACTTGTCTTGATCTGCTCCAGAAGAGGAGTTGAACGGTAAAGGTTGTCTACCGCCTCGTCTAGAAGAATCCGTAAAGTGGATGAGAGAACGTCATTTGATATTGCCATTTCTTTCTCCTTTAAGTTTAGTGTGAGTTGCTGTAGCGAAATGCGGCAGCAACAGTGTGTGAGACTTTCTTCTTGTCGTCGCGAGACGGGAAGGGAGTTCTCTTTATCTTAAACGACTAAGGAGAGATATCCTATAGGCCGTCAAGTTATTTCCTACTCTATGCGCGTTTATTCGCTTCAAGCCATTTATATATCGAGTAAGCGTCTCTTTTTACTGAAGGCGGTGGTTTCATATCACCACCGTGGTTTGAACCAATCGATACTTTCATACCGTATTCCTTAGCAGCATTCTTATACACTGCTAACTCTTGTTCGCTTTGTCTAAACTTTTCAGTCTGACTCTTTCCCTTAATAATATAATAAGCTTGTTCAAGAGTCAATGAAGCATTATTCTTTAAAACTTCTACTATTTCTCTTTTGTATGTCTCAAGATCTGGATTGGCAGTCTTAAACTCCTGAAGCTTTGCTTTGCGAGCATTAGTCTCAAGTTCAGTCTGCATAGGTTTTAAAACTTCAGTTAGACGCTTAGCTACTTCTTGTTCTATTCTCTTCTCAAATGAGTGAGCATCCCAAGGATCAGCAGGAGCTGGTTCTTCAGCAGCTTTTGCCAACATATCATTGTATGCTTTAGAAGTCAGTAAAGTCTGTCTTTGCTCTTCTACTTCACGAGTCTGAGTTGCAAGTGCCTGTGTCTTCTTTGTGTAGTCTGAACGAAAGTTTGCAAGTATTCTCTTTGCATCATCTGGAAGGTCGTTCATTACCTTGTTGTAATCAATACCCTTATGATCACCAGATGGCAGATCCATAGTTGATAGACTATCTATTGTTGGAGTATCATTCGTTAGAACTCCACCAGTTGCTTTAGCATAAGCCTGTTGCAACCTGTCGTGGTTTGTGCCATTTGTTGCAGCATTTGACTGCGGTTCTACGTTTCCGTGATCTACTGTTACTTGGGAGTCAGAGGTTGCTCCTGTGGAGCCTCCGTTATTCTCTTCTATTGCCATATGTATATCCTTTTATTCCTTTGTTAGTGTGACTTCGTGAATGGTTCCTGTATTGTCTGCTATTAGAATAATAGGAGTCAATACATAAACCGGTGATGGTGCATCATAACGTAGAGTTACAATCCCTGCAGAGTTACAATGTGCAGTCATAAGTGACGTTATGTAGAGGAGTGCTATCATACACGACCTGCCATTAGTGCTTCATCTTCGCCAGCAGCATATTCAGCATCAGCAGCTTCTTCAGCACCCATATCTGCCATATCGCCCATACCAGCTTCAACAGGTGCGTCCTTAGGAGCAGGTGCTGAACGAATGTAAGCTTTAAACTCTGACTTAGAAGCAAGTGTCTTCAGCTTCCCAGCTTCCATTTTGAAAGACTTATCATCTGTAAGTGACTCTATCGAAGGTGCAAGTTCTTCTAAACCAGCACTTGTTGCTGCTTCAGCTATCATTGTGATCACTTTAACAAAAGCTCCTGGAAGCTTAGGAACTGCCTCGCTGAAACTTTCATATGGCGGTGCTTTGAATAATGGAAGAACAGCATTTACGCCATCCACCAGAGCGTTAAGACCAGAAAGGGTTGCTGTAACTGATGGACCAGCTCTTTCAAAAGCTTCATCCTTCGCTGCATCAACTTGTCCTGCTATTTCCATTACATCTTCTTCTTGTCCCATAGCGCCTGGTTCCCCAAGTGCCAATACATCTAGTTCGTTTGCCATTTTATAAATCTCCTTGATTGAGGTTACCGTCGCTAATCATACGCTCAGTTGAAAATGTTTCAGCCCAAGCCCTACTTGCATCACCAGTTTCTGCCTTTACAGTTTCAAAGTTTGACATTGTCTTTAAGTGTAGCGCTGCATCAGCATCTTGATCTGCAAGTTTATCTTCAATATAATGTCGAGGCAGATCATACTCTGAAACAAGACCTAATCTACGTGCTTCTGATTCTGCTTGGACAGTTGTAAGTTCTCTTCCAAAAGCTGGAATGTATTTTGCAGATGTATCGCCCCAGCGACCGGCCGTTTTAGCAGGCATTGTAACAAGACGAACAGATTTGCAACGACATTTAGTCAGTGTGCTAGTTACAGCACCACACTTCATACTTTCTGGTGGTGGCCATTTGTAGAGCTCGTCGTGTGTATGACCGCGTGAGCACCTGTATGGATAGATCGGCATTTATTTCCGCCCTTGATCAAGTATTGAAGCAGCTAGTGCTCCCGGAGAGCCAATACCTGCACCCTTAAGTGCTGCAGCAGCGGCTGGACCAGCTGATGGGATATTCCCGCTTGGCTCTGCTGCTGCTGCTGCTTCTTCTGGAATGTTGAAAGACTCAGGTAGGTTCATTGTTCTGACTATTTCCTTTAGCATTTCTTCTGGTGGAACTCCAAGTGATATGAGCATTTGTGCTGCACCAAGTAGTTCGCTCTTTCTAACTGCATCGCTAACTGGTGTAGAAGCACTGTCTTGACTGAAGATGTTAAAGTCTTCATCAAGGTCCGCACCTCGCACATTCAGATATTCACCCTTAACTAGAAGTGTAACTGGTTCTTCACCAAGATATACTTTGAACATATTTAGCACAGTTCTTGCTGTCATTTCGATCATATCATCACGTTCTCTTGCCATACGGCCAACTTCTGAACTTGTATAAGCAACAAGAGCTGCTACTTCAGTTGCAGATGACCGAGTGCTTTCACCGCGAGTAAATGGAGCCATAATGGAACCACGATCTTTATCAGCTTTAACTGCCTCGTAGTAAGTTGTAACTTCTGGTGGTGTTGAAGTATGTGGAACTGGTATCATAACGCCAGAAAGTGAATCAGCATCTACTTCAACATATGCACCATCAACACCGGCAATAAGCTGTGACATTTGCTCTTCATCAAGCGCACCTTTCTTGATGAGCCATTGTCTTGATGCTTTACGGACTGCATTAGCCTGGAATGAGCGAATGATGTTCATTTCAAAAGCTTGATCATAGATACGACGAAGCGAAGAATAACCGTCCATTGGCTTGTCAGGAATATGATTGTAATACATCGGAACAATATTGTTGCTTGGTGAGCCGTCAGGATTTCTGAATGGGATTGGGCCATCATCAAGGAACTCTTCACCGGACTTCCAGTTTGGCGACCAGAATAGCAGCTTATCATTCACAAAATCGTATAGTTCAACAACTTTAATGAAGCGAAAGTATGACTCTTCATCCAAATCCATTTCAGGAGTTCCAACACCAATGCGACCCTCTCTAACACCAAGACTTCCGTTGTCCCAGTATTCAACACGTTCCCCTGCTTCAAACTTCTTGTTGCCGAACTTCTCTTTAGCAGCTGGGAGTGGTAGATAGTAGATATGACCGCTATAACGTTGCGAGGACCAGTTATGAGCGTCTCTGTCAAGGATAATATCCCAAGGAGCAATAGCCGCTCCAGTAATACGTCTTAGAGGGTCAGGATGAGCTTGTGGGGCTATCTTGACGAATGACATTGGGTAGATAAGAGCAAGACGTGAGGCATCTTCAACCATCTTCCTGTTTCTCATACACCAGTTGTTAAATAGCGCTTCTGCTTTCTGCGGTGTTCCACTTCCAGTAATACCTGAACGGATTGTAACACCGGGCTGTCTTGTAAAGAGAGAAGACATAAGTGATTCAATATGTTCATAACCAACTGGAACTTCAATGTTGATACCATTGACATCAGCACCTAATGATCGATTTGAGCCAGCAGTGTTTCCATTGTTCGCGTTATTCTGCCAAATACGAGTTTCATAACATTGTTTCAGTCTAAACAACTCTGGACGTTGTGTATCCCAATAAGCTTTGTGACGAGCTGCTATCTGACTGACAGTTTTTGCTTTTAGTTCATACCCGGCCATTTAGTGTGCTCCTTTTCCAGGGTAACTTATCACCCATTAATGTCTTATTCACTTTGGATGCCCTAATGAATGCTTCCATAGTCTTTAAACTCTTTTCCTGACGTAGGCCATTAGGAACGCTATCTAGACAGGCGTAAGCCAGAGCAAGTGAAACTGCTAGATCATCGTGAGCGTGTTTCTGACCACGAGGACCAAACTTAGTAGCTTCAAGTGCAAGTAGCTCTTTATAGACTGGCAAGGCAAGCATTTTGATACTGCCGCTTTCAATAAGAGAACGTAGATCCTCAAATATTTTCATTTTTGAATGCTTTGCTGTTACCCAGTCTTTACCATTCTCATCACGCCATAGGAGGTTCTTATCAACACCAAGATCCTTCAATCTCTGAATAACAATACCACCGATGGCATTACTTTCGACCAGGACTTTTTTAACTGCGTATTTCTTGATAAAACGCAGCAGACGTTCAGTAAAAAGGCCCGGACTTTCAGTATTATCGTGCCAATGCCAAATAGGTTGAGCAGTTCTTATTGAAACTGCTGTAATAGTCGTATAATCGCCTCCGACACCACCGCTTATATCAACACCGAGGACAAGATCATCCGATTCCAGCTGTTCACTTGTCGTAACGAGGAGTTCCTTACCCGCGCTTGCAACTATTTCAATATGCTCGAAGGCAGAAGGCTTAAGCCACAACTTTGAACAGCTAATAAATGCTTCTTCAGGAGTAGATGGATACTCTTGCATAAACTTATCAGCACCAATAGAAGAGATCATCGTATGGCGCCAATACATTTGTCCTTTGTTCAGGCTGTAACGCTTCTGATAGATTAGTTCAGCTTGCGTCATATGTGGGACTGCTTGCTGACCAAACATCGAATGCTTCTTGTAATCTGCGTGTTCGTACCAGGGTGACCAGAACAGCGCCCACCCATTTGACCCTACATTCTGAACAAGGTCGTGGTACTTATCACCAGGCCCATTAGCTGTTGTTTCGATAACTATCTGACCCGTATCACCGACTGAGGAGACAGCATTTGAAAGAACTTCTTGTTGATCGTCATAATGTGCAAACTCTGATAGGTGGAGGTCTGTCAT